AGATTGACTGACTACTTGAGAGGCACAAATATAATTGTCGCCTGGCTTAGCTATTCCCTCTCTATAAGACGTACAAGACGTATTCTCTTCAGTTATTATTATTTGAGCACCACCTTGTCTGGATACAGATCCAGCTTGAGCGCAAAAATCTGGTGTTGAGCTATCTGCTAACACAACTACATCTTCGACTAAAACTCCATTACAGTCAATATATCTAAAAGTTGCACTTTGACTTAAATCATTGTTCTGAACAGAATAAGTGTAGCAGCCAGATGGAGTTGATGTTTCATCACATAGTAAATATTGATAAATTATATCGCTAGATGTTGTGTTGTTAATCTTGTAGTATCTATTTGAAGCACAACCAGAACCTATAGCTTCTGTTTCAATTTGAAGATCAATATCTAGAGGCTCTGTTATATTGTAATTTTCTTCATAGTTACCGTATACAATACGATTACCTATAAAGTCTTGGGCTTGCGCTTTTATTGGCACATTATCATAAACCCTGTTATATTGTGTCTCACTAAGTACAGTGTATATTTTATTGTTATTAAAACTAATGGTATACTCTGCGTTGTCAGCAATACCGTCATTTTGCTTGTTAAACTTACCTATCAAATAATTGTTTGGTGAGTTTTCTTCTTTAGCATAAACCTCTATCTCAAGAACCCGACTAGACCCAGTATTGTAAGTTATATTTACTGAGTTGTACTTATTAGTCATTGCATAGACATCATAGGGCTTGTCTTGAAACGTATCATCGTTAGGGAAAAAAGCTACTTCTGAAAAGGGAGATAGTGCGCTATACTTGTTGTGGTTATATCTATATCTATAAGCAAACGTAAAAAACTTTTCTTCAATATAGTTGTCATCTAGTTGACCGTCTATAACCAACGCTATCGATGGTTCTTTTCTTGGAGGTGCCTTAATTACTGATATATCTTCCTCATTAAAACCATTTTCTGCAAATGATTTAGCTTCCGAAACTTCTAAAAATCTAGGTGGATTTTCACCGTCTGTCCAGTATATGAATATTTTATCTTCATCATCATTAATCAAAAGATTAACTCCAGTTATGAGTTTATGCTTCTTGAAGTTTAATACACTATTTGTTCTTGTGTCTTTTAAAACAAATGCGGCACTATTTGTAAACTCTGAATACTCTGCTATATAAGACCCTGTATCTGATTTTACAAACCAATATATTTTTCTATTTTTATCATCTGCTACAACCCCTATACACATTGGGTTTGTTCCAAAGTCAAGGGAAGTCATTGCTTCATTTGAAAGCGAATTTTCTATTGCACCAACATCAGAGCCTTCTGAATTTGCAACCTTGACATTAAGAGCATCTCTGTATTCTCCTTGAGGAACAAGTCTTTCGTCAAGATCCTTGTTCATCTTTCCAGATGTAAATAGATTTTGTATTTTCATTATTTAATCCACTTGTTACGTCCCTTAAGAGCCTGTACTAAATCAAATGGATGTATATCCATCATTCTTATTTTCATGTTTTTAAGGGCTGCAAAATGCTCCCCCTTCACACGTCTAACAATGTACTCTTGAACGCCAAACTTGTATTGAATTATTTGATATGCAATATACTTGTATAAAAAGTCCTCAGCAAGTTTATTTATTTTCAACTCATCTTCATTCATGTATTCTAAGCCATCTGTCAAATACTCTATAACAACGGCTTTTCCTTTTACATCTGAACTAAATCTAATATATCCTAAATTCTTATCAATATTGTACTTCCCATTTACATTAGCGCTTTTTGTGTCCTGTCCAAAGCGACCTCCAAAAAACTCATAATCTAAATTTGTAAATGTATCGTTGTCTACACTTTGAGCTAGAGCTAGTTTTGTGTCTATAACTGAAGTTCCTTCTGTAGCAGCGCCTTGACTATCAAATATAATGTTGTAATCATTGTCCTGTAGATATGCCTTTGCTATTGTAGTTTGATCGTCAGACATCATTTGATGAAGCCTTCCTAAATCATCAACCCAAGAGAGTCTAATTAGTCTAACAAAATCTTTTGGCAACTCAAGTTTTAAATCATCAGGCAATTCCAATTCAAGAGCCCTAACGTCTTTTAATGCATCATAATGAAGTTCTTGTAATCCCCTCTTTGCGTGAAATACAACATCATAACGCTGAACATCATTTATTAATTTATCATCTCCTACATAGAATGCCATAAAATTATTTATGATATCCTTCAATAGCACAAACTGACTTTCACCCCAATTAGCGCTATCATTATAATATTGTTGATCTGTTAGTGCCATCTATTATACATTTTCTTTTTGCGCATCCATAGCATCTATTTGAGCGGCTGCTTGAGTTACTTCTGCCTCTCTAATAGTTACTCCAGATAGTTTTAATATTTCTATAATTAATCCAGTTTCGTCATCTGGACCAAGCTCGAAATCTTGATAGTCGCCAGCCGAAGGATTAAATATAGGGTTCTCTGCCACTACAGTATATGTCCACTTTGGATCGGCTAAAGTTCTTATATAAGATAAACTTAAATCATCTGCTAAAGAAGCTGGTTTTAAATACCAATAATCATTCTCATCACAATATCCTGGATACAATGTTGATGGACCAGATATGTTAGACGACTCTAAAAACGTTTGTTTGTGTTTTGGAATATATTCAACCATTTTTCCTCCATATACTAAAGATATAGGAGCGTATAAGTCAGATGGCTTGATGTAATATGTAGAAGTCTTAGATACTGTTGCAGACTTCATAAACTTGTCTATATTCGATCTTAAAATAGTTAATTTATCTCCCTGATCCCTAGATAATCTTCTAGCGTTTTTTAATGTAGATAAACGAGAATATTCAGAAAAGTATTGGTCAAACAATGATTGCTGAGCATACTTAGCATATGCATTAAACTGAGAAACCGTAAGAGTTCCTCTGTTCTCTTTATTTAACACACTTAATACAGTGCTTCTTACGTTATCTATCATTACTAAATCTTTCCACAAAAATACAAAAAAAAGAGGAGCCACTCTCGTAACTCCCCTCTTGTGGTAGTGTTGGGTGGAAACACTACATTTTATTGGTGATGCCTTGTAAAATGTCTAGTCCGTCATCTGTTTTAAAGAACCCAGCAAGAGCTGAATATACATTTTCACCGTAAGGAACTGTTACAATTTTGTCTTTTGTTTTATTGTTCCAGCATACAGTTCTATTGTCGTCTTTAATAAATAGCACTCCCATTTCAACTGCACGAACAGCTAGATTACGTAATTTAATATTCTCATCTTGAGCTAAATCCGTTACCTCTTTTGGATTGTTTCTAGCATAAATAAGCATGTCTCTTTTCATTTCTTTAGAGCTCATGTTTGAAACACCAGACCCTAAAGCAACACGTGCTATAGCCTCTAAATCTTCAATATCCATTTCTCTAACTAAATTTTGAGCATCAAGCTTCTCCTCTTCACTAGCAATCTCTAATTCTGCCTTAGCATTGGGGTCAAATTCTTCGTATACTTTACCTCTGTCTGGGTGAAATAAACTTAAAAATTGTTGCAACAAAACCTGTTCTCTAGGAACAATTAGTTTTCCGTCTTTAAATATAATTGCTGGAAGAGTCACATCTCCGAATTGCTCATCCTCAAACACAGAAGTTTGATTCGATGCGAATCTAAGTGAACGTGTAATCTGTCCATCAAAATATTGTAGTGGTTTGTTGAGACTATGTCTCGATCTTAGAATGAAGTTTACTGGAGTTCTGTTTCCAGATAATATATAAACTCTATCTTTTACTTCCCAACCAGATTGGGTAGTTGTATTTTTTTTTGCCATTTTATTACTATTTAATTAAATTAAAAAAAAGGGGACAGGATGTCCCATCCCCTTTAGATAAATATTACTTCATAAGGATGAAGTTGTTTGCTCCATGAACACAAAGCGCTCTTTCACTTAAGAAGTGAACTTGCATTGCGTCAAGGTCGCTTGTCATTCCAGCAGCACCAGCTGAACCAGTAACCCAAGACTTATACTTGCGATCTTCTGCTTCTGACTTACGATATTTCACGTGCAAGAAAGGACGAACAGCGTTCTTACCTAAAACTTGATCGTAGATAGTAGTAGTACCAGCAGGAACTAATACACCATCTACTCCAGAAGTTAAGGCTCCAGTTGTAGCATCGTTTAAGTATTTCCAGTCAGTTTTGTAGAAATCATAGCCTAAGTTGAATCCTTTGAATCCTAAGCTGATAGCCATTGACTCATCGTTATCAAATAAACCGTAAGAGCTTGTAGAAGCACCGCTGTTATTTTGATCAGCTAATACTTTGTCAATTTCGAAAGATTTAGTACGATTAACGAAAAGTACGTTTTCTTGGATAGCTCCTTCTTTGTCTAGAACTTTGATAAGCTCTTCGATGTCAGCACGAGCAGCAATAGAACCAGTAGAAATGTTACCACGATTTTCTAATTCATAGAATAAACCTTTTGTTCCTTTGTATCCAGCAGTTTCAGCACCAGATCCAGAAGCAGCAGGCTCTCCTTCAATAAGAGATAATTCTAGATAATCTTCAAAACGTAGACGAGTTTCATGCTCTGATTTTAAGTACCATAGGTATCCAGTAGCACCGTTCTCAGTAGTTACTTCAATCCATCCAATCTGAGCCATGTCAGAACCATTTACTTCATATTTATCTTTGATGATAATAGGAGTAGTAGTTTGGATATCTTTAGGAGCCTCTAGAGAACCGCTCATTCCAGCAGTACCTTTAGCAAATTCAGAACCGAAAGCAAATACGCTAAGTCCAGTTGTACCAACAGCAGCAGCAATGTTTGCTCCAGAATAAGAAGCAACATCAAATGTGTTAGTAGTTACAGCTGTAACGATAGCTTTGTCTTGGTCAGTTCCATCAGAGATGATTACTGTTTGGTTAACGCGGAAAGGGTGTGCGTTAGAAGTGATTACATCACCTGAACGAGTAGCGCCAGACACAGCTAAGTGAAGACGACCTTGCTCAGCCCATTGAATAACGTCCGATTGGAAAGGCATCTCAGCACCTACCATTCTTAAGAATGAAGATACAGAACGATTACCGTACTTTTCGAACTCCTTTTCATAAACATCAGGTAAGTATTGAGAAGTAAACTCAATAGCAGAACCTAAATAGTTAGTCGATAAAGTCGACTTTGATGGAGCTGGGGTTAAAGCACCTTGTACTCCAGAAATAGTTACACTCATTTTTTAAAGTTTTTAATGATTAATTATCGTTTTTTAATTTTAAACGAGAACTCATCTTCTGCCGAAACAGCTCTAAACTTTGTACCTCCGCTTTCTGTTACTACATTTTCACGGATGTTCATGTCTATATTTTTAGTTTCTTTAACAATTCCATCCGTTGCATCTGCTCTACCTTGCTCATAAGCAAAATTAAATAGAGTGTCTGCATTTTGTGCAGCGTACAAAGCCTTGTGATACGCATTAATGTCTTTAACTATTCCATTTTCATCTAAGTGTTGATTAAAAAAGTTGCTGATATCAGACTGTACTTCTTTAACTTTACTTATATCGGATGGCTTATAAACTTGTTTCTTTTCTCCTGCTTTAAATTCAAAACCTTTGAAATCATCAGAAAAAAGAACATTCGTTTTTTCAGCAAAGACTTTAGAGCGCTGTTTTTGAGCTTCTGCTTCTTGCTCAGATTGTTCTCTGTATTGATTATAAAAGTTAAAAGCCTCCATGTAGGGCTCTGGGATATCAGCATCTCTTGACTCAAGTGGTGCTTTATATTTCTCCTTTAACGCTTCAAAGTGGCTAGTAGCTTTATATAATTCCTCTTTATATGCAATCTTTTTTTTCTTGATATCTTTCTCATCGTCAAGTTCACTATCATAGCTGTACTCTTCTTTGATCAAATAATCAATTTCATCTATATCTAAATGAGGCTTTGTTTGCTTATAATATTCTCGCAAACGTGTTGTCTCATCGACTTGTGACCAGTCTTGTTGTAGTCTAGCATAGTCATCGAAAGAACGTCCAGTCTCTTTCTTGTACTCCATAAACTTAACAATATCTTCTGGTAAAGATTGCTCTTGTTTTTTTCCAGTATTTTTAAGAACGTCAATAGACTCAACTTCTAGGTTGTGTCTATCCTTTAAATAACTCAAGATACTATTATCGTCAAGCTCGAAAGGCTTTTCTATAACTTTATCTTCTATTTTTTCTTCAACAGATGGCTCGCTTTCCGCTACAACCTCTTGTTCTTCTGTTGTTTCTTCTACTATCTCTTGCTGTACACTTTCTTGAACAGGCTCTTGCGCCTCTTCTTGTACAGTTTCTTGATTTGGCTCAATAGGATTACCATCGTTATCCAACGCCCTTACTTTCCATTCCATATAAATTAGATTTAATTATTATGCAAAATTATAAAATTAATCAATGCCTACGATTCCCTCTATGCCTGAGCCTAATGAATCCCTGCCGTCAAAGTCAATTGGATCTAAATCCTGTTGTCTCTGCTGAATTAATTTTGATTGTTGGGTAGCTTGTTTCGCAGTTCTACCGTCTTTTCTATCTTCTTTGTACCTGTCTTTTTCCATTTGAAGTTGCATTTCAGTAGACTTTATTTGTCCTTCAATGCCCTTCTGAAGTTTTATAAGTTCTGATTTTAAATAAAACTCCTGTTGCATTCTTTGCATTTCAAGATCAGCCTCAAGTTGTTTTATTTTAGCCTCAGCCTCCATTTTAGCTAGTGCTGTTTGTTGTTTGCCTTGCTCAGCCGTTAAAGCAGCTTGTTGATTAGCCTCAGCTTGTAACGCAATGTTTTCTTGTTGACGTTTATTGTCTAGTTTTTCTTTGCGTCTTTTTCTAACTTTCAACAATTGTGAGGCAATTTTTACATTTTTAATGCCTCTAATATCAATTGCGTCATCTATATCAATTTTACCAGCAGATAAAGATGTTTGGATATTTTGCTCAAGCATCTGTTTTTCTTCTTCGTCAGGATGTAATTCAATAAAAATTCCAAAATCGTGTAAATGAAGCTCTTTAATCTCTTCAAGTATTTCAACGCTATGCCTGCCAATGTTTTTAGCAAAGTCTTCTT